AAAATAAGCAAGTCAGCTATGGCTGTCCAAAAGCCAGCAGACGGTAAGCGTGTAATTTAATCGTATAAAGAGGGTAACTTTATGTCACTAGAAAATATGTCCTTAGAAGCCCGTGATGAGCTGGCGGCACTTGCTCAAACTCTTGCGGAGAACCCAGAAACTCGTAAAGATTTCTTGCGTATGACTAAGAAGGTTAAACCAGACCTTCCTATTCCAGAACTTGACATTGAAGACTACACACACAGAGCGGTCAGCCGTTCTGAAGACCGTGTGCAAGCCTTAGAAGCTAAGTTGCGCGAGAAAGAAGCAATTGAAGAACTGCAAAAACGCAGACAGAGTTTAATGAAAAAGGGTTTGATTTCTAATGAGTCAGAAGTCGGTGATGTAGAAAAAATTATGTTGGAGCGTGGCATTACAAATCACGAAACAGCAGCCGAATACCATCAGTGGATGAAGCAAGCAGCAGTGCCTACTTCAACTGGATACAACCCAAGTGCTGTCAAGCAATTTGACTTGAACAAGTATTGGAAGAACCCAGTCGCTGCTGCACGGAATGAGGCAATGAATGCGCTCAATGACTTGCGTAAACCGCAACGTCCTATTGGGTTGTAAGAGGGTAATTTTTTTTCACAGGAGGCCTTATGGCTATTGGCGGCGGCATCCTACCAGCAACAGGGTCAGCACAGTTCAACGAACTGACTTACGTTACTCGTAGAGCCTTTATCCCCAAGCTGGTTGTCCAGCTTTATAACTCGACACCCCTCATGGCGGCTCTGATTGCCAACAGTCAGTCTGCTTCTGGTGGTGTTTCTTCAATAACCGTTCCTGTCCAAGGCGCACAGTTTGTGAACGCTCAATGGTCTGACTACAGTGGCTCTTTTGCCCAGCCGTCAGTCCAACAAGGTGCTTACAACGCTGAGTTTGACCTGAAACTGATGATTTCTCCCGTGCCGTTCCTCGGTATGGAAGGCGCAGTTCAACAAGATGCCGCTATTATTCCGTTGATTGAAGCTCGTATGAACGATGCAACCAACGTGATGATGGATGCAATGGCAACTGCCTTGTACACAAACACAACCAACACACAACAGTTTATCGGTTTACCCGCTGCTGTTGCTAACTCTGGCACATACGGCAACATTGACCGTTCTTCCTACACTTGGTGGAAGTCTTCACAGTATGCCGCTGGCTCTGTGAACCCAACCCGTCAAAACATTCTGCAATACATTTCTGGCACAGTGAAAGCTGGTGCTGAAATGCCTAGCTTTGGTGTTTGCGGTTTTGGCACTTGGACACTGTTGGCTCAAGACTTTGTTGGTCAAGAACAATACGTTATCACTCCAGGCGCAGGTTTTGATGGTGAAACCAATGGCCCTGCCGCCGCTTTCCGTGCTTTGATGGTTGCTGGCGTACCTATCTATCCAGACCCTTACTGCCCTGAAGGTACTGTGTACTTCCTGAACACTAACTACTTGTCTCTGTACATCCATGAGCAAGGTTCGTTTGTGTTTACAGGCTTTGAGTCCACACTCCCGAACTGGCAAATTGGTTATGTTGGCGCAGTTTTGATGATTGCCGAATTGGTGAGCGTCAAACCTAAGTCAATGACCAAGGTGACGGGTTACAACTACCTCTCACTGTAAGGAGAAAAAGACATGGCTTTAGCAATGAATAAAATCATTCTGGCGAATGCAACCACCAACACTGCTGGTGCTTACTTCTCCAACGTATCACTGACTGCCGCTAACGCAGGTACAGTGATTCCCGCAGGTACATACCTGGTGTTTCCTACCGTCAACGTAATCATTACTGCCAACAACGGTTCTTCTATCGCAACTCTGCTTGCCAATAACACTGGCGGTATGATTTTGGCTGATGGCACAAACGTGTTTGCACAGTCTATGACTTCGGGTGCTGGTGCGGCTGTTGCTCTTACCATCAATGGTGGTGTTAATGCAAACAGCAGCTACACAACATAAGGAAACAGTATGAATTCGAACCATGTAGGCGCACTGTATCCCGATAGTTTTGGTAATGTTTTGATTGGTCACACCTCTGCTCCCTTAGGTTTGGGAACAACAGGTAATGCCCGTGCAACTATTCCAACAATCGGTACAAACTACATTGTTCGCCGTATTACTGTTGCAAATGCCAACGGAAGTGTTGCGCTTGCCAACGTCACCATCATTAACAGCAGTGATGGTGTCGTAGCAAACGCAGTTTCTAACGCAGTTGTATTGGGAAATATCACAGCAACAACCAAGTATCAAGATTTGAACCTGACGGCAAACACCGCCACAACAATCTATTCTGGTTCTTTGTTTGTGTGTGTCAATACAGCCGCTGCCGCAAACAACACAGTTGACATTGCAGTGTACGGTGACGTTGTAACACTATGACAGACCTTGTTTATGTAACCAACCATACCGATAAAGACCTGTATTCTGAGTACAACTATGTCGGTTATGATTTTCCTATAGGTAAGACAGTTGAGTTGACTGCCCCTGCTGCTAGGCATATGTTAGGTTATGAAGACGAGGAAAAGGAGAAGTATCTTGTCCAGTTGGGTTTGATACGACTTCACAGCGAACTTGAAGAAGCAACGGAAAAATTCAAGAGATTAAAAATTTCTGAAGAGTATCCACAAAAGAACTGCTCGTTACCCTCGGCAGTTGGCGTAGTACCCTTACGGATTGAGAAATCCGTTGGGGGAAAGTCCAATCAGAGGGTTGCATAACATGAAGGTAACATGGCAACTCTCTCTTCCTACATCACGGAAGTACAGCGTTTATTGCACGATGCAAACTCTGTCTTCTGGTCTACCTCGGAGCTAACGGACTACATCAACGATGCCCGTGAGCGAGTAGCGAGAGATACTGGGTGCTTACGCACCCTTCAAATTACTGCCACCCCAATTTCCAACACAGGCGTAGCCGCAACCATATGGACTGCGGGTGCTACCGTTACTGCTGGTCAGTTTGTATTTAACAATATCTTTATTTATGAGGTAACTGTCAGTGGTGTACTTGGTAGTACAGCACCAGCTTATCCTTCATCTGGCTACACTTTCCCTCCATCTACTCCATTTACAGATGGCACGGCTACTTTGCAGTATTCTGGCCCTGCGGAAATAATTCCCTATGCCACTATTTCAACAGGCACAACCTTAGACATTCTGAACGTCAACATTTACTGGGGTAACAGTCGTATTCCTTTGCGATACTTACCCTGGTCAAACTTTAACGCACAGCTTCGCTATTATCAAAACTCTGTTGGCAGACCTATATGTTTCTCTGTCTATGGTCAAAACACTATCTATGTAGGCCCTGTTCCAGACCAAGCCTATGTGGTGGAGATAGATAGCACTATCTTGCCTACAGCGTTGAGCTTAAACACGCCCAATGCTAATGACCAGATACAAGACCCCTATACCTCACCTGTAGCCTTCTATGCGGCGTATAAAGCCAAGTACAAGGAACAGAGTTATGGAGAAGCTGAGATATACAAACAAGAATATGCCAAGCAAGTTCAAGCGGTGTTGAACTCTGTGTACACCCGCAGAATCCCTGACCCCTACAGCACGTTCTAATCATGGCCTCCGCAGAACAAAAGAAATCTTATGCTGTTTATAAGAATTTTAAAGGCCTGAATACCAAGGCCAATAGAACAGCTATTGATGAAGAAGAGTTCTCATGGATAGAAAATGCCATGCCTATCGGGTTTGGCAACATTAAAATTGTTTCTTCTCAAATCTCTATCAAGGATGGCAGCAATAACGCCATTTCGTTTGGTAACACAGTCACTACGCTTACAAACACCAACCTTGGTTTGTCTGACTATTTATTGGCCTTCCAAGAAGATGGTCGAGGACAGTATGTTGTCATAGATACAGGCACTGTAGGCAATGTAGGTGTGACAGGCACATTCTCTTCTGCAAACGTATCTATTGCACAGTGGAAGAATGAAGAAGTATTTATAGGTGACCCCAACAAAGGACTCTTTACTTGGGATGGCACTGACTTACTTAATGTTGGTGGTGTAGGTCAAATAGGAATTACAAACAGGGGTTCAGGCTATGCCTCTGCGCCAGCAGTCACTATCTCTGCACCTAATCAAACAAATGGCACACAGGCCACAGCAGAAGCAACAATCACTGCAAATGCCGTATCCTCTATTTCTATCACTGAGGGTGGTAGTGGATATACCGCTTCACCAACAGTGACCATCACAGGTGGAGGTGGTAGCGGTGCTACTGCTATTGCCGAAATTCTTACATTTACAAAAGGTGCGCTGTTTATACAAGTTACTAACAGTGGTTCTGGTTACAACCCTGCTTCTCCCCCTGCTGTTACTATTTCTGGTGGAGGTGGAGCGAATGCCGCTGCTACCGCTATCGTGTTTGGCAATGCAGTAATACAAGTCATCATGTCAAATGTGGGTAACAACTTCACAAGTGCGCCTACAGTCACGATAGCTGCTCCACCGACTCCCACTAGCAACGCAAATGCCACGGTAATTGGTGTACCCAATCTAGAAGAAATAGTTAGCGTTTCTACTTTTTCTGGTCGTGTGTGGGTGGCTACAGGTCGTACAGTTACTTTTTCTTCTTCTACTAGTCCTACTGATTTCACTTCTCTTTCTGCGGGTGCAGAGACAATTACAGACTCTACCTTGCGTGGCAACATACAAAATATGGTGTCTGCCAACAACTTTCTGTACATTTTTGGACAAGACAGCATCAACGTATTTTCTGATGTCAGGATTACAAGCGCAGGGGATACCCTATTCACAAACACAAACGTGTCTGCGTCTGTAGGTAGTAAGCTGAAATATGCTGTATTCCCTTACTTCCGCTCTGTGTTGTTTATGAATAACTACGGGGTGTACGCCCTAGTTGGTTCAACAACAAGCAAAATTTCTGACCAGCTGGACGGTATTTTTCCCTACATAGATTTCACCAAGCCTGTCACTGCGGGTCAAGTCTTGCTCAACAACATCTTGTGTGCGGCATTTAACTTCTACCTCAACGCAAGTTTTCCTACCACCACGGGAGACAGGTTTATACAGTGTGTATTTTTTGAGAAGAAGTGGTTTATTACTAGCCAGGGTGCATTGCGGTATGTGTCTTCTGCTGCTGTTGGTGGGTTGATTAATTTGTACGGGGTAACAGATACGGCTCTTTTTAAGCTGTACGGGGATGCAACTGCAAATATCTCTTCTGAGATACAGACATCTTTGTCTCCTATGAAAGACCCTATTCGCACTAAACAAGCCTTGAAGTTTGGCGTAGAAGCCACATTGACAAGTCCAGCAACTTTCAGTGTCACAGTTGACAGTGAATCTGCCAGTAGCCCTGTATATACATTGACAAATACAGGTATTGAGTGGATAAATAATTTTCAAGACATTGTTACATGGACAAACAATTTTTCACAAGTTATTCCTTGGGTGACTTCTAAGGGATACAACTTGTACAAGTCAGATGCACAACAGTACGGCAAATATTTGGGGTTAACCATCACTTCCAACAATGCCGCTTTTATTATTAATACGATTGAGTTTGAACACGAATTGAGAGTGAGGTTCTAAATGGCAGTTCCGTATACTTTTGCAACCGCTACAGGTTCTTTGCCGCTGTCTCAACTTGACAGCAATTTTTCTACCGCTATTACTATAGGTAATACGTCTGTTGTGCTTGGTGACACTATCACCACGGTCAACAATCTAAGCCTTGCTAACGTAGCCATTACAAGCGTAGCCACACAGTTTCCTAACGGGTACTTGGCAAATAGCAATGTCATTGTAGGTACAACCACACTGACGTTGGGTTCGACTGTCAGCACCATCAGTGGATTGACTCTTTCCAACGTAACTATCAGTAGCGGTAATGTGACCATCTCTAACGTCACTACAACCAATGTTTCTGCTACAACTGCAAACATCAGTGGCACAGCAAATGTATCCACTCTTGCTGTTGTAATTAACGCAACTATTGGCGGTAATGCTACTGTTACTGGTAATGTGGGTATAGGTACTAGTTCGCCAGCAGGTAACTTGCAAATATCAGGTTCGGGTGATAGGTCGTTGCTTGTTACAGGCGGAATTTCGGGGACAGTTTCTGTCCAACTTGGCGACTCTGCCGCCGCTGGACAAGGCGGTATGTCATACGACAATGCTGTGGATGCACTCTTTTTAAAGTCTGCTGGCTCAGAACGTATGCGTATCGACTCCAGCGGTAATGTGGGAATTGGTGGTATATCTACTATAAACGCTAAACTTGAAATTGCTACAAACAACAATGCTGGACTAGCATTAAATACGCTTCGTTTTACTGACACAGATACCGCAATTAACTTAGGGCAAGAAATTGGCTCTGTTGAGTTTTACACCTCAGATGCAACAAATGTTGGCGTAGCGTCAAAAATCATGGCTGTTTCTGAGGGTAGCAGCGGAGTGTTAGGGCTGACCTTTTCTACTGGTTCATCTGCTAGTATTACTGAACGTATGCGTATCGACTCCAGCGGTAACGTGGGTCTAGGTGGTGTTACGCCTGCTGCTTGGGGCAGCAGCTTTAAAGCACTGCAAATAAACTACAGCGCGATATGGGGAAATCCTGCAAACACCACAATTAGATTTAGCACAAACACCTATAACAATGGAACAAACTTTATATATTTAACCAGCAACTTTGCTACTTATTACGCACAAGATAGTGGTACTCACGCTTGGTTCAACGCCCCATCTGGCACAGCAGCAACAACCGCTACCTTCACCCAAGCAATGACGCTGGATGCGTCTGGTCGGCTTGGTATTGGGGTTACTTCTCCAACAAGAACGCTTGACATTTCAGCCGCTTCAGCCACTGTATTCCTTGTTTCATCAACGGGAACAAACCGAGCTTATTACGCTGCTTCAAATACTGGCGGCGGCGTTTACCTTGGTCGTGAAAGCTCTACGGGGTCTACCTTTGGCACTACAGCATATGCCAGCGCTGTGTGGTCTGAGGGCGCATATCCACTAGTGTTTGCCACCAACGACAACGAACGAGCGCAAATTGACGCAGGTGGCAATCTGCAAATGCAAGATGGCGCAGTCATGCCCTATGCGCCTACCCCTGTGTCCCTCAATGTAGCAGCTACGCTGACTAACGCCAACATCCAAACGCAAATAATTAACACTACGGGTACTACTTTTACGTTGACAATGCCTCTGGGAACAACACTGGAAACGCTGGCAACATGGGCGTATACAAACAGTGGGTATGACTTCTATGTTGTCAATACAGCCTCTGGCACAATCACAATAGCTGTAAACACAGGCGTTACATCATTGGGCGGCTTAACCATAGCAACAGGCGTATCCGCACAATTCCGAATCCGCAGAACAGCGGCAAACACTTTTGTTCTTTATCGTTTAGGTTAATCAGGGGTAATCATGGCAACAATCTGGAAAATTATACAAACAGACTACCTAGTCTCTGACGGTTTTATAACAACCGCCCACTGGACTGCCACAGCAGTAGATGAAAACTTTTCCGCTTCTGTTTACAACACTTGTGGCTTTGCTATTGCTACGCCAACCATTCCCTATGCCAGCGTCACAGAAGCAGAAGTGCTTGATTGGATATGGGCTAATGGCGTGGATAAAGACACAGTAGAAGCAAGTCTTGCAAGTCAGATTGCATTGCAAAAGAATCCCGTGACGGCAACAGGAGTGCCTTGGTAATGGGTACACAGGCATTTACAAAGACAGGTAACACGGTAGTCTTTACTGCCGCCACATCTGCTCCTACCCCTATACAGGCAGTCTCTACCACGCTTGGTGGTAACCAGTACCGCATCATCAACAGCGGCTCTGTGACCGTGTTTCTAGGCTACGGAGACACCTCTGCTGGTGCTACTGCCAACACTGCGGTTATTACCACTACAGGTACA